ACACGTAAAAGTTTATCACCCATAACGATCTTTAACATAGGATCGTTTTCCCAAGATTCCAAGAAAGGTTCAAGGTCATCTAACATTCTCATAGTTTCAATACTTATTTTACCTGAAAGAAACATGGAAGTCAATACTGGCAGATCGCCATTTCTTGATTTGAAAATACCATCAGTTGTAAATCGATGCACATCACAAACGTTCATGATATTAGTTAAATCGTCAATAAAGATCTTTGTAATTGATTGTTTGCGTCTTTGCCACTCAGAATATAATTCCTCAGCTTCACTGTTACCATAAATTGCAGTATCATTACCATAGGCAAAGTTTGAAACAAAGAACTGGATTATCTCACGGTCATCATACTTCTGACCAAGTTTCTCAAAAATATATCTGTCGTTCCTAGCATTAAATGCGTCACGTGTTCCCTTTACACTTCCTCTTGTTGCAAATACATCATATTTTGCAGAAGTAAAATGGAGTTTGATCGCCATGTAATACTTGTATGCTTTGAAGCCATCCATAATTACACATCTAATTGCGCTTGTTTAGGGAGCATATTAACATCACGAAAATCCATCTCAATCTTATCTTTGAGAGATTTGTTAATTAGTGATGCAATATCATCTGGTTCAAGATAATTTTCTTTACAATATTCAAGGACAGCGTCCATGTGGGACATACGTTTATTTTTAGCATGCTGCTCAATAAACATTGAGAATTCATTCGCAGTTTTAAACATTATTTCGAAATCCAATATTCAAGAGTTCTAATCTTTTGGGTTAGTTCACCATACTCTGTCATCTTTGACCTATACAAATTCCATATCTTTGTATTAGGTTTTTTAGGATCCATCTTAGATCCAAATTTTTCAAGATACAATGAGAAGAATTTATCCATTTTCATCTTCTCAATTTGCAATTCATCTTTTTGTGTTATCAGTTCACTTTTATTCATAATATCCTTTTGGTTTTAAATTTGAGTCACTTGTATATTTCCTGTAATTTCTGGTTGCACTGATGTATCAACTTCACCACCAAAATAACCATCTTTGTTTGTATCAATTACAAGATCATTAATATGGATGTCGCCATTTATGAATTTAACATCAATCTTACTGTCAAATTTCGTATACACCATACCAAATTTATTAATATTTACAACATATTCGTTTTGTTCATATTTTTGAATAAATGGTAAAACTCCAACAACACCAATAGAAACAGATAAATGATTTCCCCATGAAGTTCTATATGAACCATTTTCAATGGTTTTCTTCCACATAGTTTTTCCGTCTGGTAGTGAGCAATAACCATCTGGGAACTGTTCTAGGTGTTTTACTTCTTCTGGGGATAGAACAACGCTAAGATCCCCAACATAATACTTTCCATTTTCCAACATTATTTTCTCTCCTTAAGAGTAATTATACTCCATATTTAGTTGCAAGTCAAGTATTATTTTCTGTTTGCAGCATAGACAACGCACACTGGGTCAGACGAGCCATAGGCACACTTAACAGCGATGGGGTCGATTCCTTTTACAATTGCAGATTCAATGTTTGATTTCATCGATGCATCACGTTGAACATTGTATTGGTAAATTCCAAAAATTGCAGAGCAAGTACAAATTGTTAAAGCAATAACTGATGCAATAAATTCTATTTTCATGATAGATCCTTAACTTCGTCGCACAAACCGAGTTTCTTGGCATCTTGAGGACTGAGCCAAACATCCTGCGGTGGTAGCAGTGTTTCTCTGATTTTCTTCTCATCAAGACCAGTACACTTTTTATAGTGGGAAATCATTTTCTTCGTAGTTAGGTCGAACTCTTTAACAGTTGCAAAAAGTTCGTGTTCTTTACCAATAGCACCCCAAGAATATTGATGAGAAAGAATTGAAGTATTTGGTGTTAGGATACGTTGACCCTTTTCACCAGAAATAAAAATCATTAGACCTGCAGAAGCAACTTGACCGAGACCAATTGTACGAATTGGAATAGCTGAGCCTCTCATAACATCAATCAACGCAAATGCTGCGTTTAAATCACCACCAGGAGAAGTGATAACTAAATTCATCATCTCTGGTCTTTCTTCCGCAAAGTTTGCCTCAAGAATCCACTCACTGCACTGTTTAACAGTGGCAAGGGAAACTTCTTCCATCATTAGGAAGAACGAGTGTTTTGAGTCTTGTCCTTCAGAAAGTTGCAGGTTTAATTTATTCATCATTTTAAAATCTCTCTTTTTCTTTATAAAAAATGTGACGACCAATTACTACGGTCTTCTCAACGTTACGCCATCTAGGATTAACGTAATCTGCATGATAGAAAAGAGCACCATTAGTGATATCTCTCAACTTCTCATAATTAGCATAAACATATAAAGCAATTTCCATAGATTCTTTATATGCAAATGTATTTCTGTTTAACTTAGTTGGTACACAAAACCAACTAAACTGACAAGTGTTTTCAATTTTCTGTTTAACAACTCCGCAAATATCTTTTGGGAATTTTTCATTTTGTGTTCTATTAAGAGTTACAAGCGCAACAGCTTGTTTTCCATCAGCTGACTCATAACCAGCTTCGTGGTAGATATTTTCTGCTAAGCAATCTACTTGCTTTCTTGCGTCTTTTGTTAAGTCACTATATGTTATTTCAATAATTCTGTTAGTTGCGAAAGTTTGGTTCAAACCAAACAAAATAGCCAATGTTGCGAAACCAACAGCTAGAATTAATTTTACCTTGTATGGCATAATTATCTCCTTTGTAAGTTAAAGAGTGTGCGAATGCCGCACACTCCAATCCCTATCAGGTGGACTTTTTGCTTCCTTTTTCTTGTATTTGTGGGATTTGTGAAACGAAACCGTTTAGCTCTGTGGCTTTTTTGATAATTTCGGCTTCTGTTGGGAATGCTGGCAGTTCTGGGTAAACTGGAGCAGAAATACCAGCGTGTCGAGCATTTTCGACTTGGACATTCCACTCATTTGCTAGTTTCTCACGTTTACCGTGATACTCCTGTTCCAGCATATCTTTCGCCATTTTTAAAAGTTCGAGGCGAATTTCGAACGGGGTCATATTTGACATAATAATACTCCTTTGTGTGTGTTAAAAATAATAGTTTATCAGTGTGTGCCAGCAAAACTATCAAAGCTGGTATATTATTTATATATTCTTAATTCTGAAAGCCACGAAATTAACGTTTGGGTTGTTTTGTTTCTTTTCTAGCCAAACCCTTCTCCAATTTCTAATAAATCTATCATCACCTTTATGGTGTTTCTCAACATATGTAGAAGTATCAGAATCTATAAAATCTTCAAAAATAGAATCACATCCCCATATATGAATCTCAGTACAACCAAGGTCAATTAAACGATCAGCTGCATAATGGGCTGCATTGTGCCAATCACTAGGTTTGAAAACATTTACAATTTGAAACTGGTTTTCAATTCTTAAGTCTTTCATCTTTTCATAGACCTTAGTAGATATTATAACTGGAACATCAATTAAAGTCAAGTTATTTTTAAGAACCCACACAATTTCTTCATCGCAAATTACTGTTGCATCTACGCTGAAATCTTTTGTTGGTATGTTGCAACCAATTACAAGATCTCCAGATCTATCATATTCTTTTTTACTGGGACCATTCCCAAGAACAACACCGATCATAAGAATGCTTTATCTTTATTGTTATCCCCATAAACATATAATAGGGTATATACATTTGCATATGGTTTGATTTTCTCAACCCACCATTGAATTGGTTTTTGCGTTACATGGGCATTTCTACCGTCTTGTAAAATCGCATTTGCTGGAGAATTGCATATACCAAGATACACAAATTTAGTTGCTTTACTATAAATTTCTTGTATAACTTTATCTAGATCTTCTTCTTCGATATGCTCAAGAACATCAGTTGATATAACTGCATCAAACTTACCTTCTGGCATTTTTGAATACTCTTCAACTGCTGGATCATATAAGGCTGGCATTATACCATAAAAAGATTCTTCGTGGATTTTTTCTTTATGATATTGATTACCTTTACCGCAACCATAATCAAGAATTGTGTCGCACTGTCTGACTGACAAAAATTGTCTTATTGATTGTTTATGTAAACTTAAAACCGATGAAGCATAAAACTCTTCATCTTTATGTAATTGTTTGTATTGTTCTATAAGTGTCATAAAATAAGTTGGGGAGCCGAAACTCCCCATTTGTTATTTAATTTAAATCATAAGCAAATATCAAGAATGAACGACTGTTATAAACACTTTCACTACTTGCTGCCTGCATATGTTCAAAACTTAAACGAGCACGGTTAGTAATTTTCAGATTAACTGCTGGTCCGATATAAAATTCAGTACATCTATTGCAGTTATCTGCTTGATAGTAATATTTTCGAGTATGCGTCGAAAGACCAACCATCAATCTATCATTAATTACTTTACCAATACTACCTGTTACAGCAAATTCTTTTTCTTTGTCCTCTGCTGTACCACCACCTAAATTTTGCTCCCAGATAAAGTTTGTTGCCCATATCCAGTCAGTATTACCAATTCTATCACTCAGTAATAATTTAGGTTCAATGCCTTGGCGACCATCAAACAACTTATGTTCAAAATATAAAGTTGGATTTCCTGGAATCTTACCCCAGTCAGCTAAAGCATAACGAAACTCATAACTAAAACCTTTTTGTTCAAAGGTTTGGTTTTGAGATGTCCCATCATACCTTGTGTGATTATAGAGATCTAATTCCCAACGATTTCCAAGACCAAAAGCCAATTCATCTCTCATACGAACTTGAGTTGGCTCACCATTTTTGCGGTTTCTAAATTCAAACCAGCGTTCATACTTAACATTATCTTTAGGTGTCATAACGTAAGCACGAGTGCTAGAAAACATCCTAGTAGTAGTCCATACTGGTTGGTTATATTCTCCAATAGTATCGAATTGTGTAGGTTGTTTTGCTGTAACCACAACTTCATCTAATTTACCAATTTGCTCTGTTTGGACTTTTTCAGTCGGTGTTTCTAATTTACTTTGTGCGAATGCCGAGCATGCAAACAACACAAAAGATATTGCAAATATCTTTTTCATTTACTTCTTCCTTTTGTTTGATAAGTGGGGTTGTCAAACCAACCCCACTGTAATCTGTTTTACTTTACAATACGAAAGTGATAATACCAGCAGTTGCTAAAAGTAAACCACCCCATGTTGCTAATGCTTTATAATAAGTGCTTAATGGTGTACCGAAATATCGG